CCAAATATTAACTAATGACCGTGCTCTAGATACATATCTTAAGTTTAACGAAAAACTAAAATCTCGTAAATCACTTAATTAGCCATTAAGTGTTTTACCTATTGGGGAGCTAATTCTAGCTCCCTTTCTTTTTTACGCTATATAACCTATATACGATCGTATAGCTACTCGGCGTTTTAAAGCGTTTTAAGGGCTGATCGGGTAGCCTAGCTACTAGGGGTTAGGGTAAAACATGTGGTAAATAAAAACGCTTAAAATTAAGATTGATTATCCTTTACCATCGTTTTGATCACGTTTACTATTTATATAGTTAATTATAGGAGAATAATATGACTGATGTATTAAGTAAGTTTGATGAAGTATGTTACACTGATCAAACTGAAGAACTTGAGAAAAAAGGTAAAATCATTCTCACTAAATCTTACCCTAAGGATCTTAGTAAAGAATTACTCGGTAGGTTTAGCGGTCCTGTGGTCACTACCTTTTTTGTTCTAAACGGTAAAACTATGTTCCGCATGAATACTACTGATGGCTTTTTCGCCGTAAATCATTACGAAGTAGCTAACGAAGTACTTACCTCTGATGAATGTAAAGCGGTACACAATGCTTTAGTAAAGCGTGACCAAGAGTATGTTGATGAATTTAATGAAAAATATAATAAAGGGGGTGAATGACCATGGAGATTATATATTTATATTTTCTTATGTTTGCTATAGCTATTAGCATTTGCTATATGGGTAGTTGACTATCCTTTACCATGTTATTGATCGCGTTTACTATAAATATAGTAAATAAATATATAGGAGAATGTTATGAACGATCTAAAAAATTATGTTAATTATGTACAACCTGTTATAAAGGCTATTCGTGATAATCATAATCAATTTCACTTACTTCAATACTATACGGTCAGTGCTGAAGATTTAACGGTAAGCGAGGGCTTACTAGAATTTATGACCGAAACTAAAAACCGCCCTGAACATTTTAACGGTAATATACCTTTAGTGTATGCGCAGTATGGCGAGGAGACAGGTGCTAGTTTAGTACTTGAACTTACTGCTGAACAGCGTAATTTACTTAGTCCTGAAGTAGCTAATACTATACTGGGTGAACACTATAAACTGTGGGAAGATGGCGTAGTTTATTTGCTCATGGACCATGAATACTATTCTGACGTAGCTGGTTTTAAAGTTTTTCAACAGTTTGATCCTACTAGCGGGGGTGTAGAAGAAGCTATAAAGTTTCTTTCTTCCGCCATGGGTATTACTTTTTATACTGTTGACAACCCCTACGCTGGTCTTGACTATCATCTTAATATGATGAATCAAACAGATGAGTAAAAGCTGTTACTTATATACTCTGGTGGAAAAAAGAAAAAGCAAAAATTAATTTTCTAGACATTTAGCCAATAGGGTAATAGGGCAACGACCGTGGAGCATCTCCACTGGTCCTTTTTTTGGGGTTATTGGCTGGGCTATTACGGGGCTATTACCACCGAACAGGTAATAGGGTTTAAAATGGGTGGTTTATGGTAATAGTTATGCTAAAACATGTATTAGTATTTAGCGAAGCTATAGACATCTCCACTGGTCCCTTATAGTAAACAACTTACGAACCACGGACAAAGACACACGAACAAAAATATATTGACCCGCACAAAGACACATGGTCCATGGTACATGATCCCTAAACCAAAGACATGGCCAATACGATCAATAGTGCACAGATCACGATCTTGATCTCAAAGACAAAGACATCACGATCAGGATCCGCATCCCAAAGACACCGAACCATGGACCATGGCACATGGCATCACGATCATGATCTCTTTATAAACGCACAAAAAAAGGGGGCTTACGCCCCCCAGCCCGTTAGCCTAACACTAAACTTTTGATTTTATTTAAATCGTAGTTTAGGTCAGTTTTACCGTAGCCCAACGTTTTATAGTGAGCTAACGCATTTTCGTAGGACATACCATTAACCGCTTTAGCACGGCTAACGTTATGATCTGAACGAGCTTTACCGCTTACGAAAGTAAGCTTACCCTGACCGACTTTAGGGGCGACCGACCCTTTAACAGCTTTATTTAATTTAGCCATTTTTATTTTACCCAGCGGTTAGTAAGTTAACATTAAGTAGCACCGCTTTACTAACTTAATATACTAATATTAGGTCTGATCGCTAAATAAGTAAAGTAAAATATTTACTTTTTTTTACTGATTTTACTTTACTTTTTAACGGATTTATAGTAAGGGAAAAAGTAAGTACTTACTATCACTGAAACGCGAGCAGAGCTCGCGATCCAGATCGTCGTCGCCTACGGCGACGACACAAAGACATTAAGACAAAGACACAAAGACAAAGACAAAGAACCAAAGACAAGGAACTATGCATCATGATCACGATCGCTTTAGGTAAATAAAAAAATCCCCCGTTACCGAGGGATGAGGTTTAACTACCTAAGTAACAGATACTTAGAGCTATACCGAACATTACTAGAAAGTATAATATAATTTCCATTTTACCTACCTATTTATTAATTAATATAAAGGGGGGCATACGCCCCCCCGCCTAGCCTAGCTTACTAGTAACCTACCGCCCCTAATATCGTAATTAAGGTCAGTTTTACCGTAGCCGATACTTTTATAATACGCTAGGGCGTTAGCGTAGGTATAACCGCCTACTTTTTTAGCCCTATTAATATTATGAGACGCCCCGTTTTTATTAACGTAAGTTAATTTAGCGGTAGCGTTAATATTAGCTACGTTTACTTTAACGCTAGGTTTTTTATTACTATTTAATTTAGCCATAATTTTACCTATTTATTAGGGGGCTATTTTTAACGTAAGCCCCTTTAACGTAAGTATATTATAACCTTATTTAGTAAGTAAAGTAAAGTATTTATTTAATTATTTATAAAATAAAGTATATAAAATTTATATACTTTTTTATTTAATTTACTTTACTTTTTACTAAAAATATGATACGTAAAAAAGTTAGTAAGTACTTACTTTTTTCCCTGCGGGGCACACACAAAAAAGTTAGTAAGTACTTACTTTTTTCCCTGCGGGGCTAGTCGGCGAGCAGAGCTCGCACACACAGGCACCAGAGTCGCGACATGATCGCGACAGACGCGACAGACGCGACACATGATCTACGGATCTACTGATCACCCCCCTCCCCCCTTATGAGAGTACGACAGTGACAAAAGCTCTAGCTAAGATTTAAGCACTCATAACAGTAAAACTTTACTTTTCGACTCAGTAGGCTAGAATTAGGGACTCCTACTAAAAATTTTTTGCAAAATTTGCAGGGCTATGAGAGAATACTTTGAATACATAAAACCCGTATGTCCGTACTCACTAGAGTCATACGATAATAACAAACTACTAGTATTAGACTATGATCCACGTTCCTTAGAGCATTACTATAATATTATAGACCGTTATGATGCTATTTTATTTAAGTGTCACCCCTCAACCGATCGCGACTGCCTTATATCCATAGTCGAGGATCTAGCCGACGAACGCCCATGTGCCATGTGGTTTTGGTCACATCCCGACGACAAACATTATTCTACTCCTATGCCTAGTATAATTATGCAGAATAAAGTAAACTTAAAAAAAGCTCGTAAGGAATATTTCAAAAAATTAAATGGAAAATAAATATAAACCTTTAGGTTATCAAGATTTACTAGATCGGTTAGAGTATAAAGAAATGTTGGAACGCATGAGCTCAACCACGGACCCTGAGTTTGCTAGACCACCAACGAGAATGGGGGATATTTATCCTAGGGAACCTGGACCTACAGAAAAGTTTGGCAACCTTATTGGTAAAGGTTTATTAAAACTGCCTTACGTATTTGAAGATGAACGCTCAGCTATGTCAACTGGACAAGACACAGCTAATGTATTAGCTTTTACCCCTGGAATAGGAAACGTACTCGGTTACCTTGAAGGACAAAAAATGACTGATGAGGGCAGTCCTTTATTAGGTAGCGTTATAACAGGGCTTTCAGCTGGTTTTGGACCAGTGGCTAAAGGATCAGGGTCAATACCTACGCCTCCAGTAAAAGCCTCCCCTACACCTAAAGGTTTAGAACACAAAGTACTGCACACCGCTGACCGTCCTAAAGAAATAAAAAATGCGGCAAAATGGGACGCTGAATCACAAGCTGAAGATACAACAGAAGTCTTAGATATTTTCACTGGAGCAAGTCCATACATAAACCGTAAAGGTTTAATGCCTTTAAGGTACGGGGACAATGATACACAAATGACTAGCCAAATAGCTTTATTTGAATCAGATTTATATACGCCTAAAAATAGAAATAAATTATTCCCTATAGAAAACATATTTCAAGCTATGAGGCGTTATGGGGTAACGGGTAAAGGTAGCGTAAACCAAAACGTAAAAAGACAAATAGAAGATTTTATATCTCCTGAATTTATAGCTAACAACCCTAAAGCAACCCCAGCTTCAGTGATGCAGGAACTACAGAAAAATGCACCTAAAATACACGAAACACATGCATATTACAATCCTCAAAGTACAATGGGAGAATATGACCCAAGAGGTGATTCACTAGGTTATTCGCAGCAAACAACTAGAAGACCACGTAACGACCTTGATGATCCTACTCTCACACCCGAGGAGTCTGTAGAACAAACGGATTATGCTTACGGTGAGCGTGCATTTAGTATGTTTGATGACGGACGTATTTACGGTAAAAAACCCACCCTTGATGAGCCTGAACCTAAAGTAAGTTTTGTTACAGGTGAATATCACGGTGATGTAGCAAGAGGCAGGTTAGATATACACGGAACAAAACAATCTGGTGGCGAAAATAGATATATGCACTCAAGATATACACTAGAAGATATAGGTGATGACGCTAACGTATATGTAAAACAAGAATCTCAAAGTGACGCTTATAGTTTAAGTAGAGATCAAGACGCGATAGCTGCGAGGGTATCAGGTAATAAAGACGGTGTAGGTATGAGCGATATGGAGAGTATCCAGTATGAATATTCTTATCCTGTTCTTGAAGGGGACGAAGTTTTATTCGATAGAATAAAAAGTGGAGATTTTACAGCGGTAGGTCAACTGTTAAAATCTAGAGACCACACAAGTGGCTCTGGAGCTACATTATACAATTATTTAAAAAATACTGGTAAACTTGACGATTTCAATAATGAATTTGGTATGTTATTAAAAGTCAATAGTGATGAACTAGATGAAGCAAAACGTATTTTAAGGGCTAAAAATGAAGGAGACCCTGGATACTACCAAGCTTTGGACGATTTTAATGAAATTACTGATAGAAACAGACAACAAGAACTTAGATTATTAACTAAATACAGTAAAGAATTAGAAAAAAATATAAAAACTTTAAACTTACCCAGAAGCGCAGACTGGTTCACTGACGATTTTAAATTAGATTTACAAACTGCGGTAAAAAATGATTCACCGTACGCATTATTTCCTATAAATGCTAGAGCGTTAGCCCCTCCTTCTGGTAACACACAAGTAATACCACCTAAATTGGTTCCTTTTACAATAAGAAAATTCAAAGATAAAAAGAACGTTAGGCTCGACTTTGACGAAGATGGTAAATTTTTAGGTGTATCACAAAACATAGACGGAAAATTTAGAAGAGTATTATTCGCTGAACCTAACCCTACTGATGTTAATCGAGCTCGTAGCTATACTGATTTATATAAAAGAGCTATAAAACAAACCGAACAAGACTATGGAGTAAAACTTAACCCTACTAAGTACACTGACGAGTTCGATCAAGAGTATTTAAAAATAATACTCACCCCAGAATTAAAATCATCTTTTCAAACGTTTAGAATGAAAGATGGTGGAGCAGCAAGCATACTGCCTTTAAAATATGGATTCTAATCTAAAAGATTTACCTGAATCAATACTACGTGAACACCTTGAACTAACCGAAAGGTTAGAACAACTTGAAAAAGTAGAACGTTGTCAAACTGGTTTTATGGATTTTGTAAAAGACCAGTGGCCACAGTTCATAGCTGGTGCACATCACAAAAAAATGGCTGACGCTTTTGACCGTATAGCAACAGGTAAAATAAAACGACTCATTATTAATATGCCTCCACGTCATACTAAAAGTGAGTTTGCTAGTCATTACTTTCCCGCTTATTTAGTAGGACGTAACCCAAACTTAAAAATACTACAAGCTACACACACCGCAGATTTAGCAGTAAAGTTTGGACGTAAAATTAGGGACTTGATGTTAACGGATGATTATCAAAACGTATTCCCTGATGTACTTATAAACCCAGACTCAAAAGCAGCAGGTAAATGGGAAACTCAAGATAAACGTAACCCTAAACTAAAAGGTGAATATTATGCTGCTGGTGTGGGCGGTGCACTAGCGGGTAGAGGTGCGGACTTATTTATTATTGACGACCCACACAGTGAACAAGATGCCATGAATCCTAAAAGCATGGATGACACGTACGACTGGTACACTAGCGGACCGCGTCAAAGGTTACAGCCAGGAGGGGCTATAGTAATAGTGATGACCCGCTGGAATATTAACGACCTCACGGGTAGATTACTTAGAGACGCAGCACGTGACCCTAAAGCTGACCAGTGGGAAGTTATAGAACTACCCGCTATACTGCCTAGTGGTAAGCCCTTATGGCCAGAGTATTGGTCATTAGAAGAAATAGAAAGTGTAAAAGCTAGTTTACGTGGTGGACCAAAATGGCACGCACAATACATGCAGAATCCTACCAGTGAAGAAGGAGCATTAATAAAACGTGAGTGGTGGATGGAGTGGAAAAAAGAAAAGCCACCAGTGTGTGATTATTTAATACAAAGTTATGACACAGCGTTTTTAAAAAGTTCTAGTGCGGACTACTCAGCTATTACTACGTGGGGAGTTTTTTACCCAGAGGGAACTATAGGCGATGAAATATACGACGGTACAGTAGCACACATAATTTTACTAGACTGTATAAAAGGTAAATATTCATTCCCTGAATTAAAAGGCGTAGCCCTAGAACAGTATCATGAGTGGACACCTGACACAGTAATTATAGAGAGTAAAGCTAGTGGCATACCGCTTACACAAGAATTACGCAATATAGGAATACCCGTACAAAACTTTACACCCAGTAAAGGAAATGATAAGATTGCTAGAGTTAACGCTAGTACACCTTTGTTTGAGTCAGGTCTAGTATGGGCACCTGACACTAAATGGGCTAACGAGGTTATTGAGGAGTGTGCGATTTTTCCTGCTGGAGAAAACGATGACTTAGTCGACTCTACTACTCAAGCCATGTTACGTTTTAGACAAGGTGGGTTTGTAAAATTACCTAGCGATTGGGAAGAAGATGAACTATACTACAAACGTAAAGTAAGTTATTATTAACCATGGCTGTAGAAAAAGAATTACTTAATATCGATAAAGACGGTTCAATAGATATAGAAATAGCAGAAGCTATGGCAGGTGCAGCACCAGAACCTATGAGTACGGAAGTTCAATTACCAGAAGAAATGAACGTACAAGGTGAGCTTACTTCAGCTTTTGAAATAGATCAAGACGGTAACGTAGTTCCCATGTTTGAACAAGAAGAAGTTACGGTATCCGATCATCAAGCTAATCTTGCTGAGTCACTAGACTCCTCCGACTTATCCACATTAGCTAGTGAACTTTTAGAAGCATACGATTCAGATAAAGATTCTCGACAAGATTGGCTTGATACTTTTAGTAAAGGTTTAGAACTATTAGGTATAAAAACAGAAGAAAGAGAAGAACCATTCCCAGGTGCAACAGGCGTACATCACCCATTATTAAGTGAAGCCGTAACACAATTTCAAGCTCAATCCTATAAAGAGTTGTTACCTCCTGGTGGACCAGTAAAAACTAGAGTGATGGGTAACGAAACACCTGAAGTAGCAGGTCAAAATCAACGTGTAAAAGAATTTATGAACTATCAAATCACTGAAGTCATGAAAGAATATGACCCAGAGATGGATAGTTTACTGTTTTACCTACCGTTAGCAGGCAGTGCATTTAAAAAAGTGTATTACGATAACCTTTTAGGTAGAGCTACTAGCCGATTAGTCAAAGCTGAGAACTTAGTAGTAGCTTATGAGACCGTTGATTTAGAAACTAGCCCACGTTTTACCCACGTAATGACTATGACAGGCAACGATTTAAAGAAATTACAGCTAAACGGGACATATAAAAACATAGAAATAGGTGATGCGTCACCAGATATTGACATAAATGAAGCAAAAGAGAAGATGGATGAGCTACAAGGCATATCTCCATCAATGACAGACTACGATGAGTACACAGTTTTAGAGATGCATGTCAATTTAGAGCTATCAGATGAGGATAATTATGGTTTTGCGGTGCCTTATGTAGTCACAATACTAGAAGAACAGGGCGAAATACTGTCAATTAGGCGTAATTGGGAAGCAGAAGACGAATTATTCAATAAAAAAGAGTATTTTGTACATTATAAGTTCCTTCCAGGACTAGGATTTTACGGTTTTGGGCTAATTCACATGATTGGAGGGCTAACTAAGTCCGCAACAGCTATTTTACGTCAATTAGTTGACGCTGGTACGCTTAGTAACCTGCCTGCAGGCTTTAAAGCACGTGGAATGAGAGTACAAGGCGAAGATGAGCCTCTCAGACCAGGAGAATTTAGAGATGTTGACGTTCCAGGGGGCGTAATACGTGATGCATTGATGCCTTTACCTTATAAAGAGCCTAGTGCCGTGTTAAGTCAGTTATTAGGCATAATTATTGACTCTGGAAGACGTTTTGCTTCAATTGCTGACATGAATGTAGGTGATATAGGCTCACAACAGCTACCAGTAGGCACAACAGTAGCTATGTTAGAACGTGGCAGTAAAGTCATGAGTGCTATACATAAACGTATGCATTATGCACAGAAAAAAGAATTTAAACTGTTAGCTAGTATTTTTAGTAGAAGCTTACCCCCGATTTACCCCTATGAAGTACCAGGAGCATCAAAAGAAATAAAAGCTTCTGATTTTGACTCAAAAATTGATATAATTCCTGTAAGTGACCCTAATATCTTTAGTATGGCACAAAGAGTGATGTTAGCTCAACAAGAGTTAGAAATGGCACGAGCAGCACCAGAAATACACGATTTACGAGAAGCGTACAAACGCATGTACGAAGCTTTAGAGGTAAAAAACATAGATATGCTTTTACCACCTCCACCCGATATTCCTGCACGTGACCCTATAACCGAGCAACAAGTAGTACTAACTGGTCAACCTATAAAGGCTTATCCTTTCCAAAATCACGATGCATATATTGCTAGTCATAGTGCGTTTTTACAAAACCCAATGGTACAACAAAATCAAAACGCTACTATTGCGATTCAAGCCAATATACAAGAACATCAAGCTATGAAGTATAAACAGCAGATTGAACAAGTACTAGGTCAGCAGTTACCAGAAATGGGTGAAGGTCAAATGCCACCTGAGGTTATGAATGAAATAGCAAACATGGCAGCACAAGCTACTCAAGTAGTAACAGGTCAAGAGCAAGCCTTAATACAAGCACAGCAAAACGCACAAGTACAACCGCTAGTAGAATTAAAACAAGCAGAAATACAACAAAAAGCACAGAGTGACCAAATAAAAGCTGAGGTAGATTTACGTAGACAACAATCAGCAGAAGCGATAGCTGAAATGAAAATAGCACAACAAAGAGAAGAAGCTCAAATGAAAGAGAACGAAAATGTACGTAAAGAATATAGAGAACTATTAAAAGACGTAAGGGACGCAGATAACAGTGTTGAATAGAGCTAATTTTGAAGAATTGATGGGCGGTAACGCTAATCGTAGAAGACTCAGAAACGGTGGAGTGCCAAAGGGCTATCATAGAATGCCAGATGGTACTATAATGAAAGATTCTGATATGAAAAAGAAAACTAATGGCGGGTCAATGACTAACGCCAAAAAACATTTAAGGAGACCATAAAATGCCAGGAAATAGAGGTAAAAAGAAAAAAGTAAAAAAAGTAATGATGAATCGAGGTGGCGGTGGCGACAAGCTCAAACTCAAAAGGGGCGGTGGAGCTAAAAAGAAACGAGGTATGGCTAGAGGTTGCGGTAAAGCAACTAAAGGCAGGGGGTATAATAAATAATGGCTAAACCAGGATTATACGCAAACATACACGCTAAACGTAGAAGAATAAAAGCAGGCTCAGGCGAGAAAATGAGAAAACCTGGATCTAAAGGTGCACCTACAGCACAAAATTTTAAAGATGCTGCTAAAACTGCTAAAAAAGAGCATGGCGGAATAGTTAAAATGACTCATGGTGGTGACGGTAAAACACACGGTGGTCAGAAAAAACTTGATAAAAATAAAGACGGTAAAATAACTGGTGCAGATTTTAAAATGATGAAGCACGGTGGACATGTCGTAGCAGGTAACGCAAACCGTAGGAGAAATAGACAAAGTGCCAAGAGCTAAACCTAGGAGAGGAAAAGCTAGGGTAAAAGTAACTAAATCAGGTAAAAGGGTAAGTTACGGTCAAGCAGGTAAAGCCAAAGGTGGTGGTCCTAGAGTAAAACCAGGAACATCAAAAGGTGACTCTTACTGCGCAAGAAGTTACGGTATTAAAAAAAGATTATCAAAAAAGAAAAGAAATAATCCTAACACTCCTAACAATTTATCCAGAAAAAGATGGAAGTGTGTAGGTAAAAAATCTAGAAGAAAATAATGTTAGATAAACTGCGTAAACAGATTATAGAACGACAAGAGGAACTAAAAAATACTCTTGCAGGTGGTGGAGTACAAAACTTTGAAAGTTACCACAGGATAGTAGGCGAAATAACAAGTCTGTCGTTTACTCTCTCACTTATACAAGACTTGCACAAGGACGATGATTAAAAATGTCAAAAAACATAAATGCCTTTGGTTCAGGCGGAGAACCAATACCCGATAAAGTAGAACGATTTACTGAACCTGTAGAGCCTGCACCTAGTGTGACTCCAGAATCAGTACATGAAGATGGTGACTTACAATCTAAGTTACCTAAACCCACAGGTTATAGAATTTTAATACTACCTTTTAGTCCTAAACAAAAAACTAAAGGTGGTATTTATTTACATGATTCAGTGTTAGAAAAAGAACGTATAGGTACTAACGTTGGATATGTAGTAGCACTCGGTCCAGATGCATACCGTGACTCAGGTAAATTTCCTGAAGGAGCTTGGTGTAAACCTAAAGACTGGGTGATATTTGGTAGGTATGCAGGAGCCAGACTCAAAATAGAGGGTGGTGAACTGCGTTTATTAAACGATGATGAAGTTTTAGCTGTTATCTCAGATCCTGAAGATATACAATCAGTTTAAATGAATCACGCACATAAGGAGAAATAACATGGCAGAAGAGGCTATGCAAGTAGAAGAAAATCAGGACGGTGCAGAAGTTGAGATCCCAGAGGTCGAAACTGAAGAAACTGAATCTGAAGTAAAGATAGAAGAGACTGAAACCGAAACTGTTGAAGCTAAATCAGAGCAAGAAAGTGAGATAGAAGATTACAGTGAAGGAGTAAAAAAACGTATAAATAAATTAACCTATAAGGTTAGAGAATCAGAAAGAAGAGAACAAGCAGCCATTGATTATGCTAAGTCTATTCAGGAAGAATTAAATAAAACTAAAAATAAACTTTCAAAATCTGACGAAAACCTTTATAGTGAATACAGTACACGAGTAACTTCAGAGTTAAACTCGGCACAAGAGAGATATAAGAAAGCTCATGAGTCAGGTGACACAGACGCTTTGTTAGAGGCTCAAAAAGATTTAGCCAAGTTAGCAGTAGAAGAAGAAAGCTTAAAAAGGGTAAAACCTAAAAAAGCTGAAACTGAAGAAGTTGTTCAAGATGAGCAGGATGCTAAACCAATATGGGAAAAGCAACCAGTACAAGAGGCTCCAGAGCCAGACCCTAAAGCACAGGCTTGGGCAAAAAAGAACGAATGGTTTGGAGACGACCTCGCTATGACAACTGCAGCATTTGCGTTTCATAGACAGCTCACAGAAGCAGAGGGTTATGATCCTACTTCTGATGAATATTATACAGAAGTAGATAAAAGGCTTGCTGAGGCTTTTCCTCATAAATTAGGAAAGTCTCAAAAAGAAGTGAAAGAGACGGTAGCAGGTTCTAGCAAAGGAGTTGGAACTACTAAAGCTCGATCACGTAGAACTATAAAACTCACACCGAGTCAAGTAGCGATAGCAAAAAGATTAGGTGTGCCACTAGAAGAATATGCTAAGCATATTAAGGAGTAAAAAATGGTAGATAAAGATAAAACTACTGAACCAGATCGTTCTCCACGATCTGCTGAAAGTCGAGATAAAGAATCTCGCCGTAAACCTTGGCAACCCCCGTCTTTGTTAGACGCACCTCCCCCACCACAGGGATATGTCTACAGGTGGATACGTGAATCAATGATTGGTCAAAATGACCCAGCGAATATGTCTAAACGTATTCGTGAGGGTTGGGAACCAGTAAGGGCAGAAGATCATCCAGATTTTGAAGCTCCTACCGTTGATGATGGTAAACATGCTGGAGTCATAGGAGTTGGTGGCTTAATTCTCGCTAAGATCCCCAAGGAAACTGTTGATGAAAGAAGAGAGTATTATCAAAATCTCTCTGACTCTCAAATACAAGCAGTCGATAATGATCTTATGAGAGAAAGTAACCAAGTAATGCCTATTAGTAATCCTAATAGAACTACTAAAGTTACATTTGGTAAAGGTGGTTCTTAATTTTATGTTAAGGGCTTAATAAAATTTATTTTTTATAAGGTGAATTAAAATGGCAAATACAAATGCCCCAGACGGATTCACACCAGCTTATCATATGTCAGGTGGCGTAATCAGACCTTCAGAATTTGCGATAGCAAGTGCTACTAATGCCTCGATTTTTTCAGGCGATGTAGTAAATCTCTCTAGTGGTTACGTTATACAGGGTACTGCAACAGGTACTCCACTCGGCGTATTTTACGGTGTAGAATTTACAGCAACCGATGGTTCAATTGTTTTCTCAAACATGTGGACTGCCGACACTGCTACATTAGGTTCTGCGGATGCTAAAGCTTTTGTATATGTTGATCCTGATATTGTTTACGAGGCTCAGTCTACTGGTACTCCTACACAAGCATCTATAGGTACAACTAATACTATAAGCACAACCGCAGGTAATACTTCAACAGGTCGATCAAAAGAGGGTGTGACTACAACAACTTCTAGTGGTATTGCGACAGTAGTAGGCTTCCCAGATAAGCCAAATAATTCTATTGGTCAATACGCTAGAGTGTATGTAACATTCCCAGCTTCTGTATTCGGCAATAGCTAAAAGGTGATTTAAAATGGCAATAAATAGAGCTCAATTAGTAAAAGAACTCGAACCAGGACTAAATGCACTTTTTGGTCTTGAGTACGACAGATACGAAAACGAACATACTGAAATTTTTGATACTGAAAATTCAGAAAGAGCGTTTGAAGAAGAAGTCATGCTATCAGGTTTCGGTCAAGCTCCCGTCAAAGGCGAGGGTGCAGCTGTGACTTATGATACAGCACAAGAAACTTTCACAGCAAGGTACAGCCATGAAACTGTAGCTTTAGCTTTCTCGTTGACAGAAGAAGCTATAGAGGACAACCTCTATGACAGCTTATCTTCAAGATACACTAAAGCTTTAGCTAGATCAATGGCTACTACTAAGCAAGTGAAAGCAGCAAATGTACTTAATAATGGTTTCTCAACTTCCTTCCCAGGAGGCGACGGTAAACCTCTTATGACAACTGACCATCCTACCTTATCAGGTGGTGATCAGTCAAATGAGCCAAGCACCGCAGCTGACTTGAATGAAACTTCATTAGAAAACGCAATGATTGATATTTCACAGTTTGTTGATGAAAGAGGCATTAAAATTAATGTTCAAGCTAGAAAACTTATTATTCCACCTCAACTACAGTTCGTAGCTGAGAGAGTGTTAAAAACTCCAGGAAGAGTAGGTACTTCTGATAATGATATTAACGCACTAAGCAACATGGGTATGCTCCCTGAGGGTTATGTGGTAAATCATTACTTGACAGATACTGATGCATTCTTCATTAAAACAGATGCACCTAACGGATTAAAACACTTCGTTAGATCTCCTATGTCTACAGGCATGGAGGGTGATTTTGAAACTGGAAACGTTAGATACAAAGCAAGAGAGAGATACTCTTTCGGGTTTAGTGACTGGCGTGGAATCTACGGATCTCCAGGAGCATAATTCGTTTTTCGAATTTAAAGGGAGTTTCGGCTCCCTTTCTTTTTTATACAATACAGTATATCATTCAATTCTAGGGTTTATTAACTTGTTCTATTAACTGACCTAGCAGACAAGCCAAGATAATAGAACTTATTTCCTCAGGAGGGAAATTATGGCACAATCGACATTCTCAGGTCCAGTAAAATCTTTAGCTGGATTTATATCAGCAGGTAATGCAGTAGTTGTTAGTTTAACAGCTGACACATCTCTTACAGTTGCAGCACACGCAGGTAAAATTCTTACTTGTAACGACGCAGACGGTAAGTTCACTTTACCTAGTATAGTAGCAACCGATCCAGGTGATAACTCAGATCCTAATCAATTAAATAACTTAGGGGCTTCTTTCTATTTCGTAGTAGAAACTGCAGCAACCGATATGGATATTTTAACTGATGGAACTGATAAATTCGTAGGCGGGTTATATACAGGTAAAGACGACGCTACTGGTAAAACATTTATATCAGGTGCATCTAACGATGTTATCACTATGAATGGTTCTACTAAAGGCGGACTAGCTGGTAGTATAGTAAAAGTTACAGCTATAGGATCAGCGAAATACGCAGTAGAGGGTATTATCTTAGGATCAGGAACTATAGTAACACCATTCGCTGACGCGTAGGAGTAAATTATGGCAGACGCAGTAACCTCAACTACTATTGTTGATGATGATAGAAAAGCTATTATACAGCTCACTAACACATCAGACGGAACAGGTGAGTCAGCCGTAACAAAGGTTGATGTAAGTGCTTTAGCAACTAGAAAAGGTGATGGTGCAACTTGCACTGGATGCAAACTTGCTAAAATTACTTACTCAACTTTTGGTATGAGTGTTAAACTGCTATGGGACGCTACTACAGACACTATATGTTGGGATTTAAATTCTGACTATAGTGATGATATAGATTTCTCAGAGTTTGGTGGTTTACAAAACACAGCAGCAGCAAGTGGTAAAACAGGTGATATAAAACTAACTACCACTGGACATGCTAGCGGTGACTCTTACGTCATAGTATTAACAATTATTAAAGAGTTTTAATAATGGCTACTTCAGGTAGTAAAACATTCTCTTTAAGTATATCTGACACTATTGAAGAAGCATTTGAGTTAGCGGGTATCGAACTTAGAACGGGGTATGATGCAGAAACTGCTAGACGGTCACTTAACATTATGTTTGCAGATTGGTCTAACAGGGGTGTTAATCTTTGGACTATAGAACAAGTTACAACTACTTTAACTTCAGGTACTTCAAGTTATACACTTAATTCTTATGATATTGATATAGTGTCAGCTGTTATACAACAGACTGATGGTAATTCAAACACCACAGATTTAAACATAGAACGTATAGGTAGAACAGAGTATCTACAAATACCTGACAAAACTATAACTGGTAGACCAACTCAACTATTTTTAGATAGACAAACTACTCCTGTAGTAAAATTATGGCCAGTTCCTGATGACACATACACATATAAATTAATAGCGAACACTATCCAGCGTATAGATGATGTAACAGCTTCTAACGAAGATCCAGAAGTGCCGTCAAGATTTATACCTTGTATGGTCAGTGGGTTAGCTTATTATATAGCTATGAAGAAAAACCCAGAAAGAGTGGGGTTATTAAAACAACAATATGAACAGGATTTTAAACTAGCTGCAGATGAGGATCGTAATAGAGCTTCTTTGAGGCTCGTACCATCTAGGAGTTCTTATTAATGGCGTATGCTTCTGGTAAAAAATCTTTAGCTAGATGCGACAGATGCGGATTCGTAGAAAAATATCTTGATTTAAAAGAAGAATGGAATGGACTAAGGGTGTGTTCTGAATGTTATGAACCCAAACACCCACAACTTGACCCACAACCACATAGGGTAGACCCAGAGGCTATACGTAACCCTAGACCAACAGAACCAGCACCGACTTTGAGTTTAGGTAAAATAATAATTTCAAACCCTAAAGATATAAACGGTGTAAGCTCACCTATAATGTGGGCTAAAAACAGTAACACCATAGGGACTCAGTTTGACGGTTATAAAGCTACAACTAGTCTTGGAACAGTAAATATAGTAACATAAATTATGAGCTGGACATATTCAACATTAAAAACTGCCATACAAGATTATATTGAAAGCACTGAAAGTAGTTTAGTAACAAACTTACCCAATTTTATTGAAAGTACAGAAGAAAGAATATTAAAATCTGTACAGTTAGATGTTTTTAGAAAAAACGTTACAGGCACAGCATCAAGTAGTAATTCTTATTTAGCTATGCCTAGTGACTTTTTAGCACCCTTTAGTTTAGCTGTTATAGACAGTAGTAGTAATTACAATTACCTAAAATTAAAACATGTTTCTTTTATACGTGATTATCAGCCTGCTACAGCTACGACAGGCACGCCTAAGTACTATGCTGAATTTGATGAAAGTAGATTTATATTAGCACCTACACCTAACAGTAGTTTTACATTTGAATTACATTATTTTTACAGACCAGCTTCACTTACGGCTGGAGCTGACAGCGGTACAACTTGGTTGTCTACTAACGCAATGAATGCTATGTTGTATGGTTGTTTAGTAGAAGCTTGTACTTACTTAAAAATGTTTGAAAGTATTCCTATATACGAACAAAAATATCAAGAAGCATTAGCTATGTTGAAAAATCTTGGTGAAGGAAAAGATACTAGAGATCAATATAGATATGATGAAATAAGGAGACAACCACAAGCATGATAGAGGTAGATACAGAGGTAGCTTTAGGCAGTATAGGTGTAGCGACTACTAATAATAGTGGACACACTCCAGAGTTTTGGGCACAACGTTGCACCGATCGTATTTGTGGTATATCAGAAAATGCTGCACCACATATACGACAACAAGCAGAAGCATATAAACTAGCTATTTATGAACAAGTACTATATCATATTAAACAGGCAATAAACAGCCATGTAGTTACTTTGAATAGTAAATTAACTAAACAAGGTCACGAGGACATGGCTAAAATTTTGAAGGAGCTATAATGGCAATTGATTCAACTTTAACAACTAGTTTTAAAAAAGAATTATTAGAGGCTAAACATAATTTTTTAGCCTCTGGTGGTAACAGTTTTAAACTAGCTTTATACACCAGCTCAGCATCAATAGGTGCAACAACTACAGCATACACTACTTCTAATGAAGCTAGTGGAACCAACTACACAGCAGGAGGTGCAGCACTCACTAATGTCGACCCTACTTCAAGTGGTACAACTGGTTTTACAGATTTTAATGATTTAACTTTTAGTAACGCTACAGTCACTGCTAGAGGTTGTATGATATATAACGACACGGCATCTGGTGACCCATCAGTAGCATGTATCGATTTTGGTGGCGATAAAACATCTACAGCAGGTGATTTTACAATAGTTTTTCCCTCAGCAGCAGCAAGTACAGCGATTATACGTATAGCGTAAAATGGCTGAGATCCTAAACGGTTGGGGTCGAGCAGGTTGGGGCGAACTTGCTTTCGGTCAGGGCACTGTACCAGTCACACTTACAGCACCAGCAGCAGCAACTGCAGGTGCACCAACAGCTGGAGTAAACGCCCAAGCAATAGCAACAGTTTCAGGAGTCACGGCTAGTGTTGGTTCTGTTGTAGTAGAAATACAAGCAGATGCTAATGTTACGCCCTCAGGACAAGCAGGAACCTCAGCTTTAGCTAACCCTAGTTTAGTAACTAACAATAATTTATCTGTATCTGGTTTAGTAGGAACTTCAGCATTAGGTACAGCAACATTATCTACTAATAATAATCTTTCTGTGTCTGGTTTAGCTGGTACTTCAGCGTTAGGCACTATAACTTTAGTAACTAATAATAATATTTCTGTATCTGGTTTAGCTGGTACTTCAGCGTTAGGTACACCTACACTCACTCTTCAAAATAATATTTCGGTTGATGGGTTTGGCGCAGAGTCAAGTTTAGGTCAAGTAAGTCTCACGGGCACGGCTAATGTATCAGTAACTCTTAATGCAGCAACAGGTGGTGTCGGGGTTATACTTGTATGGTCAATTATAGATCCAGCACAGGATCCATCTTGGAGCGATATAAATACTACTAATACTCCTAGTTGGACTGCAGTTACTACTACTAATGATCCTGATTGGGAACAAGTAGCTTAACTTTTATGAAAAAACAACTTATAATAAATTTGCACGGAGATAAACAATGGCAACTTATGTAAATAATCTCAGGTTAAAAGAAATATCCACAGGAGATGAGTCGGGTACTTGGGGCACTAGCACTAATACTAACTTAACTTTAGTAGGTGAAGCATTCGGTTACGCAACTAAAGCTGTAGCTAACGCTTCAACAGATACACTCACTATACCAGACGGCAGTGAAACCGACAGCGAACCTAGAAGAATGTACCTCAAACTCACAGGTGGAGGTCAAGCTTGTACTGTGACTTTAGCACCAAACACAGTTTCTAAAGTTTGGTTAATTGAAAACGCAACAAGTTATACACTCACAATGTCACAAGGTAGTGGTGCCAATGTAGCAATATTAGCAGGTCAGGTAAAAATGATAGCTACAGACGGAGCAGGTTCTGGTGCAGCAGTTTACGACTTACTTCAAGACTTAGCTATACCAGATTTATTTATAGACGATGATTTAAAATTACAATCAGATGGAGCTATTATAAGTTTTGGTGCAGACGGAGATATAACACTTACACACACAGCCGATACAGGTTTAACTACTAACGGCACTTTTCAAGCCACAACCATCACTGCAACTACAGCTTTTGTACCAGATGCTAGTGACGGAGCTGCATTAGGTACAAGTTCGCTTGAGTTTAGCGATTTATTTTTAGCAGACGGTGCAGTTATAAATTTAGGTGCTGATCAAGACACCACTTTAACTCACGTAGCTGACACAGGTATATTACTTAACAGTACAAGACAATTACAGTTTGGTGATTCTGGTACATATATACACCAATCAGCAGATGGAGTACTAGACCTAGTTTCAGACACTGAAATAGAAATAAACGCTACTACTATTGATATAAACGGTAATGCAGACGTATCAGGAACAGTTACCGCTACTGGTACTTCTGTTTTTGCTAGTCTTGACATTTCAGGAGATATAGATGTAGACGGAACTACTAACTTAGATGCAGTAGATATTGATGGAGCTGTAGATGTAGCAGGTATTATTACTACAAGCACACCTGGAAGTAACAATGTAAGATTAGGTGATGGTGCTGGTGCTGCAATAGAAAGTGGCGGAACTAGAAATGTTGCCATAGGCTCTAATGCTGGTGCTGCAATAACTACTGGTGATTATAATGTAGCTATTGGATATAATGCTCTTAATGCAGAAGATACAGGAACTAGGTCAACGGCTGTAGGTTATTTTGCTTTAGATACACAAAACAATGATGACGCTAACCATAATACAGCATTAGGCTTTACTGCGTTAGAAAAAACAACAACTGGTCAATATAATACAGGTTTAGGTTCACAAGCACTTAATGCTAATACAACTGCTAATAACAATACAGCAGTTGGATATAATTCTTTAGTGTTAAACACTACAGGTAGACAAAATGTAGCAGTAGGTTCTACGAGCCTTGATGCAAACACAACTGGAGAAAACAATACTGCTGTAGGATACGATGCCCTTTCTGCTAATACAACAGCAGATGAAAATACAGGAGTCGGAGGTTTTGCTCTTAATGCAAATACTACAGGTGATAAAAATACAGCAGTTGGTTTATATTCTTTACTTAGCAATACTGAAGGCACACACAATGTTGCTATTGGTAGAAGTGCTTTACAGAGCAACACTACAGCAAGTCATAATGTAGCAGTAGGCTCTACTTGCCTTGATGCTAATACCACAGGTGCTCAAAATGTTGGTATAGGCAGAGATACTTTATCAGCTAATACAACTGGTCAAGATAACGTAGGTGTTGGTTATGCATCACTTCAAGCAGCCACTACAGCAAGTAACAATACAGGGCTTGGCTCTAAATCATTAAGGTCAAACACTACGGGGGCTCAAAACACAGCAATAGGTGCTGAGTGTGCAGACGCAATTACTACAGGCTCTAACAATACAGCTGTTGGTTATGAAGCTATGGGTAAGCTAACAACTGGTACTGATAATGTTGCTATGGGTAGAGCAGCTTTACTAGACACTACATCAGGAGCAGGTAATGTTGCTATAGGTGTTGAATCGTTAGAAAACAATACAGGTAATGAAAACACAGCAATAGGTAAACATGCTTTAAGAGGTAATACGACTGGTGGTAGTAATGTTGCTATCGGTATTAATGCTCTAAATACTGATGATACAGGAAGTTATACTGTAGCTATAGGTAGAAACGCTTTATTAAATCAAAATGCTGGAGATAATTCTGCAAACGTAGCTGTTGGTTATAATACAGGTTCAGCTATTACAACAGGAACAAGTAATACTTTAATCGGTTATATTGTTGGTGATGCAATAACAACTGCTGGTGGTAATACAGCAATGGGATATGCAGCATTAACTAACTGTACCACAGGCGACTCTCATACTATTATGGGTTTTGAAGCTGGTGAAGATTTAAGTACGGGAGCACACGCTGTTTTCTTAGGTTATAGAGCAGCCATGAACTCAACCACAGGTAATTATAATGTTGTTATAGGTAGTAATTCTGCCGCACAAATGACTACAGGTAGTAGTAACACAGTACTAGGTTATGGTGCTGGTACTTCAATAGTAGATTCATCTAGTAATATATTAATAGGTTATGATGCTGAAAGTAGTAGTGGTGGTTCTAGTGAATTAGTCATAGGTGTTTCTGTAGTTGGTAAAGGCGATAACACAGGTTTTATATCTGCGAATGGAAGTATATATCAAGGTAATAATTCATCATCTTGGGCAACAACTTCTGACAGAAGAATTAAAAAGAATATAGAAGATAATAACATAGGTTTAGAAGCTATAAATAAAATACAAGTTAAAAACTTTGAATATAGAACTAAAGATGAAATAACTGATTTTGATAATGTTGATTCAGTAACAGTTAATAAAGAAGGAGTGCAAGTAGGAGTTATAGCACAAGAAATAGAAAATGTTTTACCAGATGTAGTCAAAGAAGAATCAACAGGAGTAAAAACTGTTGACCCAGATAATATTACTTGGTATCTTGTAAACGCAGTAAAAGAACTTTCTGCACAAGTAGAAGAATTAAAAGCTAAATTAAACGAAGGAGAATGATATGGCACAAACAGTAACAGAATGTTTAAATGTGGCTACTGACAGCGTAAATCTTATAAATGGTGTAAAAGCTGGAAGTTGGGATGTTGAAGGTATGACACAAGCTGAAATAAATTCAATGGTACAAAGAAATGTTGACCATTTAGAAACTATTTTAGAATATGCACCTGTTGATAGTGATGATGAAACGCCTAATGTAAAAGGCTCATCTAGTAGTAAAAAAACTGATTGTACTAACGCTATCACTGTAGGTAAAGCGTACATAACTTCAAATAGTTAACAAGACTAAACACTTGAGGAGGTGTAATTATGTCAAATGTGGATAATGGTATCGTTATAGATGGTACTGAAATTAAAGAGTCAGATATGACTCAAAAACAAATTTATTTAACAAATCAATGTAAAGATTTATTAAATAAAAAAGGTAGGCTTGAATTTGAATTAGATCAAGTACAAGCTAGTTTAAACGTGTTTCAGCAAGCTTTGGTACAGGAAACTAAAAAAGAAGCAGATGAAATACTTGACTCAGAGAAATCTGAAGGAGAGAAAAAATGATGTGGGCTAATATTATAGTTTGGATTACAGCAATTATATCTATAGCTTCAGTTATAGCAGCAATAACTCCAACCCCTAAAGATGACCATTGGTTTAGCTATTTATACAAAGTAATAGATTGGTGTGCATTAAATGTTTTAAAAGCTAAGGACAAAGGATGAGTTGGTTAGAAAAAATGTGGAGCAAAGTTACTGGTACTGAAAAAGTAAAAGTAAGAGCTAGAAACAAAAAAGGACACTACGTAGCTGATGATAAATCTACACCTGATGTGGATGAAGCTTGGACTACTAAAAGAGTGAAAAAATCTGAAAAATCCTAATGGCTAAATCACCTGATGCGTTTGTTTATAACGCTACATTAGAACGTATAGTAGATGGCGATACTTTTGATTGTTGTCTAGATTTAGGTTTTGATGTAAAGCTACACAAACAACGCGTCAGACTTGCAGGTATAGATACACCTGAAAGTAGAACTAGAGATTTAGCAGAAAAGAAACTAGGTCTAGCAGCAAAAGCACGATTAAAAGAATTGTGTATAGGCACTTTAAAAGTTAAGTCTTTAGGTAAAGGAAAGTATGGTCGTATATTAGGCATACCTTATACAGAAGATGGCAGAGATATATGTCAAGTGTTAATAAAAGAGGGTCATGCCGTAGCATACGACGGAGGCAAAAAGAAAAAAGTTTGGGGTGATTACTAATGGAATCAGTCGTCACTTTAATTCAAGAAGTAGGGTTTCCTATCGCTGCAGCTCTTGGGCTTGGGTGGTTTATTTATAAACTTATCATGCGTATAGTTGACGGCATGGAAACTAAACTAGACACCGTTGATGAAAAAGTAGAAGGACAGATAGCAGCAATAGAAGAAAGGTTAGGAACTAAATTAGATACACAACACGGTATATTAGTAGCCCTAATAGATAGAGTACGTAGTTTAGATAATGAAATTATAAGGCAAGATACGTTAGTAAAAACTATACTAGGTGTACCACAACTTATAGACAGTAATAAAATAGCTAAAGCGAGTAGAGATGACCAAAGAAAAGACTGATAATACTTGGATTTATAGGGTAGCAGGATTGCTATGTATTTTCTTTTTTCTTGTAGTTTTAACAAAACCTTTATTGGCAGACACTATAACTTTTAAATTTAAAAATCCTAGTTTTAGTGGCATAGGCACGTCAAGTCACTACCTGACTATAGAAAACCAAGAGTTTAACCGTAAAGAAGCATTGAAAGCAGAAATCAAAGCTTTACAAGAACAAATAGAAAGAGATAAAGAAAATACCACTCTAGCTCGTTTTATCAGGAACCTCGAGAGTCGTATTTATGCACAACTTTCTAGACAATTAGTAGAAAATTTATTTGGGGAAACTCCCAGTACAGAGGGTACTTTAACCCTTGAAGGCAACACTATTAAATACAGCGTTGTTGATGGAATAATTACTTTAACTATAACAGATGCAGATGGGAATGTTACGACTATATCTTTACCCGTTGGTAATTTTACTTTCTAGTTGTAGCCTTACACCTGTAGATAAAAGTCTTACAACTACTGAAACTTTACCAAACGTTTTACAAGCACAGTCTGAGGAGCTGTTTAATGTAGCTCAACCTAAAGTACCCATAGTAGTAGCAGTTTACCCTAATAGTTTCACTGATCAAACAGGTCAACGTAAAAGTAATAGTGAGTTTGCTCTATTCAGTACAGCTTTAACACAAGCACCCAATCATTTACTAATACGTTCACTTAAAAACGCTTCTAACGGTAAGTTTTTTAGAGTAGCAGAAAGGGTAGGTTTAGATAATTTAACTAAAGAAAGACAACTTATACGTTCAGCAAGAGAGCAAAATGAAGATAAAGATGGGGCTAAACCACTTATGCCTTTATTATTTGCTGGTGTTTTAGTTGAAGGTGCAGTTATAGGTTATGACACTAATATAAAAAGTGGTGGCATTGGAGCTAGATATTTAGGTATAGGTTCTAGTAAACAGTATAGAATAGATAATATTACTATCTCCCTACGTATGGTGAGTGTAGCTACAGGTGAAGTTTTAATTGATGTATTAATAACTAAAGAAATATACAGTTATGGTCAATCACAAGACGTATTTAAGTTTATTGAAGCAGGTACAGAGCTAGTAGAAATAGAGATGGGTGACTCACAAAACGAAGTCACAACACTAGCACTTTTAAGGGCTATAGAGTCAGGAGTTTTAGAAATCATAAAAATAGGTTATAGTAAAGGTTTCTGGGAGGAAAAATATGAAACAATTGATATTGATAAGCCTGATTGTGGCGACGAGTGTAACGAAGCTATACGGGGCTGATAATGAAATATATGTTGACCAGAGTGGTGCAACAGCTAATATAGATTTAGAACAACTTGGTTCTGGAAATATAATAGGTGGTTTAAATTCTGCAGCAGGTAGTTTAACTGCTTTAGATTTAGATGGGCTTAGTTTAACGTTAGATATAAATCAATTAGGTGACACTAATAAATTTTTAGGCGATATATTAGGTGATAGTATCACAGGTTTTTTTGAGTTTGACGGTGATAGTAATACTTTTACTATACAAGGTGACCCAACAAATACTTATGGTATAGACAGTTCTAATTACAACGTAAGCGTAACAGGTACTACTAATACTTTTACTTTAGATCACGGCACAAGTGCTCTTGCTGCTACGTTAGATTTAGATTGGATTATACAAGGCGATGGCAACACTTTTGATTTTGACATAAATTATGATGGTGGTACTTCTTATGTTGATGTTGATGGAGATAGTAATACTCTGAACTTTACAGGTTCTGGTTATGCTGGTGGATATTTTTATTTAGACCAGACAGGTAATTCTAGAACATTTAATATACAACAATTAAGTACACAAGATAATGACTGGCTTAAGATTATTTCTAACGGTAATAACGGTACTGTTTGCGTCATTCAAAACGACCAAGGTACAAGCACAAGCTGTTGATATAGGTGATATTTCTGAATTAAGGGGTAACGCCCAAATACTAAGGGATAAACCTTATCAAGCTGATTTAGAATTTGCTATACAAAGCAATGATGAAGCTATAACTACTAACGGTAGAATGGCCATAACTTTTCTTGACGAGTCGGTAGTCAAACTTACTGAACACTCACAACTACTCATTGATGAGTATATTTACGACCCTGACCCTAGTAAATCAAAAATGTCACTTAATTTTGCTTTAGGTACAGCTAGATTTATAACAGGTAATTTAAACCGTATAGATAAACAGAATATAAAACTTAGTACACCTACAGCGAATATCGCCATACGTGGTACAGATTTCACGGCTACCGTAGATGAGTTAGGTAGAAGTTTAATTATACTATTACCAGACGCTCTAGGACTCTCCAGCGGTGAAATAGAAGTAGTTACGGCTATGGGTACGGTTATATTAAATAAGCCCTATGAAGCTACTACAGTTAATGTGTTTGAATCAGCACCTAGTAAACCTGTTGTATTAGATTTAAGTTTAGATATTATTGATAATATGTTAATAGTTACCCCGCCTAAAGAGGAACAAGTTTTAACAGAAGAGTCTAACGTAGTAAAAACTAATAATTTTTTAGACTTTAATGATTTAGATATTGATTATTTAGCAGAAGATTTTTTAGATGATAACAGTTTAGAATTTACAGAACTAGATATAAATTATTTAGATGTAAATTTTTTAGAAGATTTACTAGACATACTTGACGTACTTGCTATTAAAGAAGAGGAGGATCAATTAGCGTTGGCTACAGGTATCAACATAAGCGGAACTTTGATAGGTCAAGATGCTAATACACAAATTACAACAATTATTACAGGTCAAACTATAAGTTTACGCAGAAAAGTAAGCGAAAACGCTAGGGTTGACTTAAACGTAGAGGGCAGTTATACAGTAATCTTTATTCAAGATGGGGTTTCAAATACAGTAAAAATAAACGGTGGCGGTGATTCTGTTATAACTATAAAACAGAGCAGTTAAAATGAAACGATACATAATACCATTATTAATATTATTAGCATTACCTTTATTATTTCAAAGTACACCTACTGAAATAATTAAATTAAAAACATTTGATGCTTTGATAAAAACTCCAGAGCCATCAGGTAATTTTGTTATACTTAATATTACAGAGGACGATGTAGAACGTGAGGGCGGTTATCCATTACCTAGAGATCGTTTAGCAAACATACAACTTGAATTACTGGGCAAAGGTGCATTAGGTGTAGGTTGGGTCATATCATTCCCACAAGCAGATAGAATGGGCGGTGATAGTAGGTTCGTTAGCAGTTTAGGTTATGCACCTAGTGTTTTGGCTACGTTTGAAAACGGTAAAGGTGTGTACCCTAAAACAACAGGAACTGTCATAAGAGGACCAGATGCTGGCGGTATACAATCTACAGGCATAAAAGAAAACTATTATGTGTATGAAAATATTTTGCAGGGTGTTGCTACAGCTCCTACTGAGGTTGACCAACTTGTAAGGCGTATTCCTCTCTTACTTAAGAGCCCGAATGGTTGGTCAGCTTCTTTCGGCACACAAGTTTTAAAAATTTTAACCAACACTCCAACATACATAATCACAACCAATGATAACGGGGTACAAGAAATAGCAGTTAGGGGTTTACCACCAGTTAAAACAGATAGTTTTGGTCGTAAATGGATAAGTTGGGTTGATACGCCACAAACAGATTTACAAGAAATGAACGTAAATGGTAAATTTGTGTTTGTAGGTGTTACCGCTAACGGTGTCATGCCACAAGTTGCTACTCCTGTAGGTTTACTAGAGCCACACAAAATACAGGCAGCACTCGCTGAATCTATACTGATACAAAATAGTCCTTACATACCTGATTGGTCACTAGCTGTTGAATTAACTGTATTTTTATTTGGTGTAGTGTTAATATGGTTTTTACTTCAATATTTAGGTATAACTTTAGGGATAGTTACTGCGTCAGGTGTAATGATACTTACTGGTTTTTTAGGTTATTATTCTATAACTAAAGGAATATTGATTGATGTAACTTGGACATTAATTTCTGAATTTATAACTGCTTCTACTGCATTTTACCTACGTTTTAGACAACAATATAAATTACGTCAATTAATTAAAAAACAGTTTGAACATTATCTCGATCCACGACAGGTAAAATTACTACAGAAAAATCCTGATTTATTAAAATTAGGTGGTGAAAAAAGAAACTGTACTTTTTTATTCACCGACGTAAGAGGTTTTACATCTTTATCAGAAAAATTAGAACCAGAACAGGTTACTGAAATTATGAACAAAGCCTTAACTATACAATCAAATGCTGTAAAAGAGTATGGAGGTATGGTTGATAAGTATATTGGTGATGCAATGATGGCTATATTTAATGCTCCTATAGATTTACCTAACCATGAAGATAGAGCTATAAAAACAGCATTAAAAATAATAGAAGATATGAAAAAAGCAGATATAGGAGTAGCAATAGGAATAGGAATTAATACGGGTAAAGCAGTAGTAGGCAACATGGGAAGCGAAACTAGGTTTGATTATTCAGCGATAGGAGACCCTGTTAACACTGCTGCTAGGCTTGAATCAGCAACTAAAGAAGTAGGTGTAGATTTAATAATAGGTGAAAATACTAAAAAAAGTTGCGATTTTAAGTTAAAATTGTTAAAACCAATTAAAGTTAAGGGTAAAAAAGAATCATTAACTATATATACGGTATGAATATGAATAAAACATTAAGTGTTCAAGACGTGGCTGCAGATCTTGCAGTTTCTAAAAAAGAAAACGCAGAACGTTGGAAAACTGCATTCAATGAGTTTGCTGATATTAAACAAGAAATAACCTCTATAAACAATACTATAAAAATGGCTACGTTTGGCGTATTTAGTTTTATAGGTGCATTAACTATAGCGGTCGTAACGGTGATTATATGAAAGGAATATTAAAAAACATAGTAGGAGCAGTAGCTCCAACAATAGGTACAGCATTAGGTGGACCAATGGGTAATATGGCTATGGGTAAAATAGCTGAAGTATTAGGCGTATCTAATGACCAAAAATCTATACAACAAGCTATACAAAACGCTACACCAGAACAAATGTTAGAGTTGAAAAAAGCTGAGCAAGAGTTTGAAGTACAGATGAAAGAACTTGACGTAGACGTTTTTAAACTTGAAGTAGCTGACAAACAAAATGCTAGAGGCATGTTCAGTAAAGATTGGACTGCTAGAATAATAGGTTTATTTACTATAGGTGGATTTTTAGGATACATATTTTTAGTTACCTTACAACCACCAGAACAAAACAGTGAAGCACTGATTAACTTAGTGCTAGGTTACTTAGGAGGGTTAGCAAGTGCAATTATTTCGTTCTATTTTGGGGCGTCTCACACCAGCGATAAAGGAGAGTAGTATGAAAATATCACAAGAGGGCTTGTCCCTTATAAAAAAATTTGAGGGTTGTGAGCTTGAAGCCTATAAATGTGCTGCGGGCGTATGGACAATAGGTTACGGTTCAACAAAAGGAGTAGAAGAGGGCAATACCATCACACAAGAAGAAGCTGATAAACTTCTACTGGATGAGATGGAAGAGTACGAAGGATACATAAACGATATGGTTAAAGTAGATTTAAAACAAAATGAGTTTGATGCTTTAGTTTCGTGGGTATATAATTTAGGTTCTTCTAATCTTAGTTCTTCTACTTTATTACAAAAATTAAATACTAAAGAATGGGACGATGTACCTAATCAAATAAAAAGATGGAATAAAGCGGGTGGTAAAGTTTTACAAGGCTTAATAAGAAGAAGAGAAGCAGAAGCTTTATTATTCGAGGGTAAAGAGTGGCACGAGGTTTAATATGCCGTTAAATAAATTTGTATTCAAACCTGGAATAATGCGTGAGGGCACAGCCTATGATAATGAGGGCGGGTGGTTTGATACAAACTTAGTACGTTTTAACGCAGGCAGACCAGAAAAAATAGGCGGTTGGCGTAAAGATACACCAAATAGTTTTTTAGGAACTTGTCGAGCTTTACACTCTTGGGTATCTTTAAACGGTAGCAAATTTTTAGGTTTAGGCACACATTTAAAATATTACATAAATGAAGGAGATAATTTTAATGATGTTACCCCCATACGAGCCACGACTACTGATGGCATTACTTTTTCTGCTACTGATGGTAGCTCTACTATAACAGCGACTGACTCAAGTCATGGAGCAGTACAGGGTGATTTTGTTACTATAAGCGGAGCATCTAGTTTAGGCGGTAATATAACCGCAGCAGTTTTAAATCAGGAATATCAAATAGTTAGTGTTCCTACTTCTAATACATATACATTTACCGCTAAAGATACTGACAGCAATACAGTTACAGCTAATAGTAGTGATAGCGGAAACGGTGGTAGTGGGGTAGACGGTGCATATCAAATAAACGTAGGTCTTGATACTTACGTACAATCAACAGGCTGGGGTGTAAGCACTTGGGGAGCAGGTGGTTACGGTTCAGTTACAGCTTTATCAGACACTAACCAATTACGTTTATGGTCACATGACCACTTTGGTGAGGACTTGTTATTAGCTGTACGTAACGGGGCTATATATTATCATGATACTAGCGACGGATTGTCTGCTAGAGCTGAAGCACTTACAGCACAAACTGGTGCTAATTTAGTGCCTACTAAATGTTTAGGTGTTACAGTATCAGAAACAGACAGGCATATTATAGTTTTAGGTGCTGACCCTATATCAGGAACAAGTAGAACTGGTACTATTGATCCTATGTTAGTAGCGTTTGGTGACCAAGAAAGTTTATTAGAGTTTGAGCCAAAAGAAACTAATACAGCTGGTAGTTTAAGATTGTCTGAGGGTAGTTTAATAGTTGGTTCAGTAAAAGCTAGACAAGAAACACTTATATGGACAGATACTGCTTTATACAGTATGCAGTTTATAGGACCACCATTTACTTTTAGTATAAATTTAATTAACAATAATACTGGGCTCATATCTCCTAACGGGGCTATTACTTCACCTAGTGGTGTTTATTGGATGGGTTATGATAATTTCTATATTTATAACGGTAGTGTAAAAAAAGTACCCTGTAGTGTACTGAGTTACGTTTTTGATGATTTAAATGCAGGACAAGCATATAAAATATTTGCGTTTACTAATAATGCACATGATGAAGTAGGTTGGTTTTATCCTTCAGCTGACTCAGAAGAAATTGATAGATACGTAGTTTATGACTTTAATGACAATGTTTGGACTTACGGTCAGTTAAGCAGAACTGCATGGCTCGACGAGGGTACTGTTAGTTATCCTAGAGCTACTAGCAATAATTATTTATATGAACATGAGTTTGGTTATAACGATGACGGTAACCCTATGACTAATGTATTTATTGAGAGCAGTGATTTTGATATAGGCGACGGTGAACAGTTTGCTTTTATCAATAGAATTATACCAGACATAAAATTTTTAAATAACAGTTCGGCTGGTAAAGTAAACATAGTTTTAAAAACTAGAGATTTTCCTGGAGATACACTCACTACTAATAGCACTAATGCGGTAGGTAGTACAACACAACAAACACACGTAAGAGGCAGAGCTAGACAAGTCGTACTCAGGCTTGAATCTTATGACGGTAACACTAATTCTGGTAATGATGATACTGGGTGGAGACTAGGTGCAACTAGGATCGATACAAGGAATGACGGTAGAAGATGAGTAAACTTTTAGCTACTAGGCTACCTATATCTATGGGTGATGTAGTAACTCCTGATATCTATAATAGGTTAGTTAGGATATTAGAGATTAATTTAGGCACATTCGACCCTGACAATACTAGACAAATAACAACAGCAGAACGTGATACACTCAAATTTAACGTAGGTAGTTTAATATGGAATACAGACGTAGAAGTATTACAAGTATGGAACGGTTATAAGTGGTTAGATATAGGAGAAAGGTTAATAGACCGTGGTTATGAGGCTACAGCGAGTGTAGGTCGAGTTACAGTAGCCCTAGACGGCGATACTTCTATAGAGATTGGTATAAATAATTAAGTATATGAGTTGTTTATAAACTATACAGCTCGTGAACTTGTATATATAATAGATTTATGGGCGGATTGAAGAGCGCATTTAAAAGTATTAAAAGGTTCGTTAAAAAGAACACGAGAGACATCGCTACTGTTATAGGTTTCGCTGTAGGTGGACCGATAGGTGCTGCTATAGGTCAAGGCATAGGTTCTTTAGGTGAGGGTAGAGATTTAAGTAAATCACTCAGAAGTAGTTTAAAAGTTTATGCTGGAGCTAATATGGCACAAGGTGCTGGACTATCAGGAGGTCAAGATGGTTTTGGTATTAGTTTCGGTACGCCTGTAGATAACACAGGGGGTCTAGGTGGATTTTTCCAAGACGTAGGGGCTACAGGCAGAGATATGTTTACTGGTAAAGATGCTGCTAAATTCGGTAGTGGCGACCTAATGGGCAGTTTTAAAGATTTAAATATGTTACAAAAAGCTGGTGTTGGTTTAATAGGTTCTGATATTGCAAGTGGTATGATGGGCGATGAGACACCAGCTAGGACTCCTGGACCGATTGACCAAAGCGGATATTTAACTGAGGGTTTAACTCCTGCTATGCTCAGCGATGTATATGGTACTCAAGGCTCAAGTACAGGTATATCAGGTAGTATGCCTAGTTTAAGTTCAGCTTACGCATATGACCCAGTAAACTCTACTATAGCTGAGTTATTAAAAGAAAAAGAAAGGTATGAATTAGAGTTTCCTGAGTTCGCTAGAGTTAACGTAAAAGACGGTGGTATAGCGAGGTTGGCTGATGGCGGTGAACTACCAGAAGTTGATTTAAGAGAACATGGCGGTGAAACACATGACTCTGAAGGCTCAGGTGATGAAGATACCATACCAGCACTACTAGCAGACGGTGAGTTCGTAATGACTAAACAGTCTGTTAAAGGTATAGGAGACGGTGATCATGATAAGGGTATAGCTAGACTATACGCTATGATGGATATGAATGAAAACAAAGCTCAAATGATGGGCTTAGGAAGAGCATAATGGCAGAAGTAACAACAGGACGTAGCGAAACCCTACCTCCGCAGTATTATCAAGACTTAATGAGAGGAATCCCAGGGGCAAACGTTCCTGGTATAATGCCTTTATTAAATCAAAACTTAGTAAATCAATTACAAAGTATGGGCGTTCCTGGTGGTACACCCTATACTTATCAAGGTCAAAGGATAGCAGATTTTACACCTGCGGAACGTATGGGTATGCGATTAGCTGGTGAAAACGTAGGCTCTTACCAACCGTTTTTTGATCAAGCAGCACAAATGGCTAGGCAAGGTTATAGTGACGCTAGAGGCAGTGCTATGGAGGGTCAAGATTTTATGCGCCAAGGTGCATTATCAGGTGCACAAGGTATAGGCGAAGCACAAAATTTACTCAGAGGCGTTCCAGGATTAGCAAGAGACGCAACTTTTGAAGGGTTGGGGGGAATACGTACAGGTCAAGGTACTTTAGGTCAGGCTACTGATATATTAGGCGGTGCTGCTCAAGGTTTTGACCCTAGAGGTATTTCTAGTTTTATGAACCCATATGAAGATGCTGTAGTTGGTAGAGCTATGCAAGACCTTGAAGAACAAGGAGCAAAAGCAGATATAGCAGGTAGAGCACAAGCTATAGGCTCTGGTGCTTTCGGTGGTAGTAGAGCTAGATTAGGTGCACAAGAAAGAGAAGAAGCATTACGTAAAGCCCAGCTTGAAACCGCAGCAGGATTAAGAAGACAAGGTTATGAATCAGCAGCAGGTAGGGCACAATCAGCATTTGAAAATCAACAAGCTAGACAGCTTAATCAGGCTAATGCTATGGCTAATATAGGTCAACGTCAAGCGGGTATGGGTGCACAAGTAGCTGGGTTAGGGCAAAATTTAGCAGGTACTATTGGTACTGCTGCTGGAGGACTAGGTAGTTTAGGTACAGGACTAAGTAACATATACGGTGGCACAGGTAGAAACTTAGCTAGTAGCGGACTACAGGCTGGTCAGTTTGGTTCTAACGTAGGCGGTCAAATGGCTGGGCTAGGTCAAGGGTTATCAGCTTTACGTCAAGGTGATGTTAACACTATGATGAATATAGGTGGTATGCAACGTGGACAAAACCAAGCTGGTTTAGACTTAGCATATCAAAACTTTGTAGGTCAATATAACTTACCAACACAGTTAATAGGTCAAACCGCAGGTATAGCACAGGGGTTAGCCCCTACTTTAGGTGGTACAGTTTTACAACGAGGTGAAACTAGTGGCGGTAACAATAACTTAATGAGCAATTTAGGCACCGCTATAGCTGGGTACGGAGTCTACAAAGATTTAACTTCTCCTAGTGGTGTGAGTGTCACATGATAAATCAAGAAGACTTAACTAAAAATATTGATAGATCAAGGCTTTTGAGTCAAGCTAAAACTATGCTAGATCAAAACATACCTATGGAAACTATATCTCAACAGTTAGGTTTAGACAGAAACACATTAAATAATTTATTATTACAAAATCAATTAATGCCAGAAACAGTGCTGCAACCAGAAGATTATAGAAGCAGTTACGGTCCAACAGGCATTATGTCTAATCAAATACAAGACGCTGACACTAATATGGTTATTGACGATATAGTGAAAGGCGGTGAAAAAAGTGAAGATATCATTGAATTTTTAGGTGTCGATTTAGGTGTAGATCTAGGTAACTTAGGCGGTAATCCTGACGATGATACTACTCAAACTTTAGGTCAAGCTTTGAACTCTGGTAGTGTGGCTGGGTCAATAGGTAGTACGGACGCTATGTCTTCTTTCCTTGAAAACGCTAGTTTCCTTGAAAATTTAAGTGACCCTGAAAAATTAGAAGTTTATAAAAAAGCAGCAGCAGACATTATAGGTGAACCAGACTATGATGCTTTATTAAAAGAACCAGATAAAATTATGCCTTACCTAGCAGCAGGTTTATCTTTAATTCAATCAGGTGAAAAAGGAGACGAGTGGGGAGCAGCACTCGGTAAAGCGTTTATAAGTGGTTATGGCACTAAAATAAAAGAAGAAAAAGAATTTACAAAAGGTAAACGAGCTTTAGAACTTGACAGACAAAATAAAATTAATTCATTAGTAACTACTTTTGCTGTTCAAGATTTTGCAACTAGAGCATCACTCAATAAAACACTATTAAATTCAAGTTTAAAAGCTCCTATAGAAGTTGACATAGTTGGTCCAAGTGGCACATACGCTGATAAATCAACACTATATATGGATGAAACAAAATTTGCTGAGTATGCAAGGCTTAATCCAGGCAAAATAAGAGAAGCTAAAAATTTTAACAAACAACCATACACACTCATTGATAAAAACGGTATAGGGGTAAATGTATGGATGGATAATGATATGATAAATGAATTATCTAACAATCCTTTATTAGCTGGTAGAATTAAACAAGGTCACGAAGACAGAACTAGCGGTAAATTATATAGATATACTCAAAACGGTGAAACGGTTGAAAAGTTTTTAACTCAAGAAGCATTCAATGCTTTGCCTAAAGAGGTAAGAGAAAACGCCATACCTATGCCTACTACTGGTGGTACTCCCCAATGGGTACGAGATAACGTAAGTGGTGAGGAACTTTGGATAGCCCCTACTGAACTACTTAGAAACTCAAACAAATATACGAAAATTATGAACGGTTGGAGCATGATTACAAATGCTGATGGTAGTACGGAAATGTCTTATGGATCTAATCAGCAACTAAGAGAAGCAAACAAAAAATACGAAATAGTTAACAATAAACTTTTAGGAGTTGATAGAGGGTTTGATAATTATTTTATTGCGGCAGACCAACTTGATAAAGCTATCACTGATTTTACATCACAATACCCAGAGCAAGCAGATTTACTTTTTGACAATTTAGCAGGTAACTTCACTAATTTCGCTGATAATGTAGCTATATCTTTAGGGGCTTTTAACAATATGTTTACTGCACCAGAAGACGAAGGTGGGTATAGATTTAAAATACAAACAGAAGCAAACGATAAAGGAACTTACGTCGATTACGAGGTAATGAGACAAAGTGTTGTAGGTAGTACCGAGTTTCAAGAATTTAAGAAAAGCCCTTTCGCTAGAATGTTAGAAGCTTCAGGTATCACGGGGGCTAGACTTGATGCAGCATTATTTGATTTAGCTATGTTGGGTGCTGCTAGTATGAATATTGATAAAGGTCTTGACCTAAGAGCTATATCGGATTTTGAAACTAAGCAATTTATGAAATTACAAGGTGGTAACGTTGCCTCACTTAAACAATATCAAGCAGTAGCAAATGATTTTAGACTCAAACTAGTAAAGAAAAACATAGCTGAAATTGATAGAAATTTGTTAGAGTCTAATTTATTACTTATTACAGATAGATTTGGACAGCCAGACTTGGTAAAACAAGAAGCGTTAAAAAAGACTGGTTTGAAAATTAGAAAAAAATTAGAAGAAAGGTTAGCAAGTCTTGAAGAAATGGATACTAGTGAAAAATTAAATTCTAAAGTAGAAACTTTCGTAATTGACACTGAAGTGGGCGGTGGTGATGAAAATGTAAAAGTTTTCCCCACTATTCAAATAAGTCCTAATAGTCAATTTGGGCAAAGTATAGGGATTACCGAACCTATAAACACAGAGACTAAACTAGAATTAGTTGACGGTACGTTTAGTTACCGTGATTTAATGAATAATTATGCGAGATATGCTAACGAACCACAATTACAACAAAGTTATTATTTATCATTACAAAAACAACTAACCCCAGCACAGTTTCAAATACTTAACATACACTTACTAGA